CAGCGCCGGCGTTGGTGGTGGAGCGTTTGATTTATTGATTGAGAAACTTGGTAACAGGAGAGTAGTAGGCTTAGAAAACGCCAGAAAGAGCATCAAAGAAGATGATACAGAGCGAAAGAAAGGCATATTAAAAGAAGATTTGTATAGTAATGCCGTCGTTATGATGGAGGCGGAATCGCCTGTTAAGATAGAGATTATTTCAGATTTGAAACTGCTGCGCAGCTTAAAGAGCATGACTTATGAATACACCTCTGATAAGAATTTGAAAATTTATGGCAATTATTCACATCTGGCTGAGGCATTTGTAAGGGCGTGTTGGTGCGTGAGGGATAAAGGTTTAAACCTTTATCGTTATTGATAATAACAAAATTTAAATACGTGGCTCACTCAGAGGTTTAAATATGGCTTGGGATTCGATATATGTTTTAACGGAAGTTGAATTCACCGCTAAGTGCGGGGCGAAGTGTTCTGCTACTTCTAAGGGGATAGCTTACGGCCAGATGTATTGCTTACAGGCTGAAGCGTTGATAAATTGCGCAAGCAGACATGTTTTTGCTTCAACAATAGCTGCGTTTGCGGCGTTGCCGGCTTCTACAAGATATTTATTAAGTGAAGTGACGTCAGATATCGCTGCTATCTATGCTATAGAATATGATTTGTCAGGATTCACGACAAGGACAGAGGCGGAGGACATGATTAATATTCTGAGAGATGCAGCATTAAGGGGCTTGTCTATTTTGAGAGATAAAAAAACCCAGACCTTTTTAATGACGGGGACTTACTAAAATGGTTGACCATGATTACAAGAATTATCCTGAATTGAGTAATAAAGAGATTGAGGAGTTTGGTTTCGAATCTCCTCATGTACAGATTACAGAAGATTTTGTTGCTGATGTTGTTAAGGTGCATGATGGCGACACCATCACACTACGGACGGACTTTAGAGATTTCGATTTTCCTTTACGATTCAATAGTATAGATGCTCCTGAATTAAATACTGGCTCTCCTGGCGAGGAGGCCAGGGACTTTTTGAAAGAACAAATTGACGGAGCAGAAGTTGAAATTAAGATTAACAAAAATAATAGGGTAGATAAATACGGCAGGCTGCTTGGGAATGTTATCTCGAGAGGAATCGATATGGGCGACGCTGAGATGCGTTTAGGTTATGCTGTTCCTTTCGGTAAAAAAAATGAGGGTGCAATACCTACAGATTTTAAGGTGTTCTCGACTAAACCATGGTTTTAAGTTTTGGCTTGATTAACAGCGGACTTTTTCCTGAGAGCAGCGCGCTCGGAGAGGGTTTAGGGGCTGAGGTGGAGAATCAGATAGTTTGGAAAGATGTCGGAGTAGGCATAGTGCCTGTTGGCGGCGTTGTTGCTTGGTGTAAATCATTAGCTGCTGGAGTTCCGCCGTTGCTTCCTAATTATGTAGAGTGCAACGGGCAGGTTTTAGTAGATGGAGATTCGCCTCTTAATGGAGCAACGATCCCGGATTTAAATGGTACAAATGCAGCAAATCACAGATTTTTAAGAGGACAATCAACAAGCGGCGGAACTGGTGGGGAAGATTCACATCATCATACTATGCCTGATTATGGGAGTGCAGATGCAGGAGGACCAGGAGCGTATGGAATATTTAATCTCAACCCCCACCCTGTGGACACAAACAATGAAGCAACATTGCCCTCTTATTACGAGGTTGTTTGGGTTATGAGGGTTAAATAATGGTTGAGACGGCGATAGGCAGTGCGGATTATGGAGATTTGCGAGATAGCATGGTAGATTTTTCTGTAACTCCTCAGGAGACTGATGGGGCAACTGGAGATATAGAGTTTAGATGGCAGATGTCGGATTGGGCGCAAAATCTTGGTTATTATAAAGACATTCCAGAATTACAAACGGCTGTTGATGCTAAGGCTAACTGGACTATGGGGGCTGGTTTTGAGGCTGATGAAATAACTACTTTGCTTTTAGCGTCGATAAAAGGTAATGGGAAAGATTCTTTCAATACAATATTGTCAAATGATGTGAGGGTTTACACTATTGCTGGAGATAGTTTTAACGAGATTATTAGAGATAAAGAAAATAATGATGTGCTTGTAAATTTGAAACCGCTTGACCCTAGCACTATGGTTGTTATCACAAACACGCAGGGTAGGATTGTGAGGTATGAGCAGACTAACAAGAATAAGAAGCCGAATAAGAGGTTTATGCCTGATGAGATTTTTCATTTGAGCAGAAAAAGGATTGCTGATGAAGTGCACGGCATAAGTATTATTCCTGCTGTTAAATGGATTATTGACGCAAGAAATGAGGCTATGCAGGATTGGAGGCGTGTGCTTCATAGGAACGTAGACCCGTTATGGATTTTTCATCTTGATACTGATAACCCGACAGAAATCGCTGCGTTCAAAGCAAAAAATGATGCTGCTCGAAAGAACGGCGAGAACATGTACATTCCTAAGGGTGTTGTTGTTCCCGAATTGGTTACAACAGCGGCAAATGCGAGCTTGAATCCGCTTACTTGGATTAATCAACTTAACGATTATTTTTTCCAGACTGTTAATGTTCCTCAGATTATTGTGGGTAATGCTAAAGAGTTTACTGATGCGAGCGGAAAGATTGTTTATCTGTCTTACGAGCAGAGTGTTAAGGGAGAACAGATGTATATTGAGGAGCAAGTTTTAGGACAATTAAATTTACAAATAGATTTAACATTCCCTGCGTCTTTACAAAATGAGACTTTGAGCGATTCTCCGTCTATGGCTGTTGAGGAAGAGCCGATAGAGCCTGCTAATCAAGCTAATGATACTACTGCTGAATTGGAGGGAAAAACTTAATGGGCTTTTTCACTAAGATAATAAATGCTGTTAAGAAAATAATCTCTCCTGCTCCTGCTCCTGCTCCTGCTCCAGCATTGAAACCTGCTTCTACTCCTGCGCCATCACCGAACAAGTTGCCTTTTGCTGCAACACCGACGGGTACTGGTAGTTATTCTACTGCTGGCGGTACAAATGTTGCTCCTGTTGCTCAAGCGATTCCAACTCCTGCTGGTTCTATGGCTGCTAAACCAGTCACTAAGACTTCTATACCGACCCCTTTGGTTAAAAGTGGAACTGGCGGGAGTTCTTCAAGTGGTGATTCTTCTTCTTCCTCTATTACTATGGGTGGTGTGATTTCGGACACGATAACAAATGCTATTCCTAAGATTCCTTTGATTGGTAAAGATATTGAGAGGGCGATGAAGTTACCGACTGATGTGAAACTCGCCGCTTTTGGTGGGGCTGGGATGTCTAAAGCAATATCTTCTATCGGACAAGTAGGAGCGAAATCTTCCGTCGCTGCTCTTGAAAAAGTGGGGACTAAAGGATTAATAAAATATATTCCAGAAGTTTCGTACACTATTGGAACGGCTGGAACTATCGCTGTTAATACTGCGACGAATATCGCTACTAAAAGCTGGATTATGAAATTGGCATCTGCGGCAAAAAACCCTGTTGCTGTTGCTAGTGTTATTGTTGGAGCTATCGGCTCTTATCCTTTTGCTGGTTTTATTAAGGAGGAAGCGTTACAGACTTTAGGGTTTGCTTCTTCTACTGCGATAAAGAACGGAGATGTTGAAGGAGCAAGGGAAGCGATAGAATTTCAGAAAGAAGTTTTAAATCCTGATGTTTGGCATGCTGTTATAGATGGGATTCCTTATGCGAATATTGTTAATAATTTAAAAGATTTTTATAGCGCTGCTCAGATAAAACTTTCTGTTGATGAAAAGATAGTAGGAGATTTGAAAATTCAACAGGAGACAGGCGAGACTGATGAGGAGAAGTGGGCGAGAGTAAAACAGGAACAGGCAGACCAGGAAAAGGCGAATATTGATTATTACAATTCTGAAAGAAAAAAACTTATGGAGTGGGAAAACTTTGCGAGAAGTGAAGCTGATAAGGCTGCGAGTAAAAGGCACAGGAGCGATTACGAAGCTGAGGCAGCTTTTTGGGCTGCTGAGAAAGTTAGGATGATGAAGTTAGAGGAGGAGGACAGGATTGCTATTGCCAAGTTTTGGAAAGAGTACAAAAAGCAGCAGCAAAGATTGTATGATGATTCAAGACCGAGTAAGTTAAACTTCGGTTTTTTGTGAGGGAAAAATGAGACAAAAAAATATTCAGAATAAAAGATTTTATTTGGTGATGGGTGTAGTTGTCTGCATAACTATCTTGGATAGTATTGCGCTGATAAACGGGATTGATGGTGTTGTAATGACTACATCAATAGGAATAATTACGGGTTTAGTTGCCTTAGTGATACCGACACCTAAACAGCTAAAAATGGGGGGATAAAAATGGATGAAAAAAAAGAAGCGGCAGACCCGATGGATGCTGTAAATAAGATGAACGAAGCAAGTGAGAGGATGGAGAGGGCTAATGCTAAGAGGGAAGAACTTTTCGCAAGACAGAACGCTCAGAACGCACAGAACGTTTTAGGTGGGAAAGCTGATGCGGGAAATACGCAGCCAGCAGAAGAATCTCCAGAAGATTATGCTAAAAAAGTGATGTCCAATGCTGTCTGAGATACCCAAAGATTTGGGTTTAAAGATTGGAACGCCTAACGAAGTTTTATGGCACAACGTAAAAAAGGCGGCTGAAGAACAGTTGAAGAACGCTAAGGAAAGCATTTTGATTCAGGAGGCTGTTATAGAAATGGCTGAGGAAAAGATAAAAAAAGAGCAAAGTTTAAATACTTAATACACTCATAAGTGTTTTATGGCAAACGCAATGGCAATTCTGATGGTGGAAACACAACTTCCTATTATGATGACGTGTGCAGATGCAGCAATAGCTAAAGGACAATGCTTAAAATTAGGAGACCCTTTCACCGTCGCAGCAACAGCTGCAGGCAATGATATTTTTGGCGGAATTGCGGCGGAGGAAAAAATTCTTGGAGACGGAAAACTTATGATTGCTGTTTATCGAGGCGGAATTTTTAAGGTTGAGGCTGGAACTTCTGGCGTAACTGTTGGACTTCCTGCAATTATAGAAGCTAATAACGAGTTTAAAAATACTGCAGCAGCAGGCTCAGACACAGGATACGTTTGGGGTAAGAGTTTGGAGACTGCTTCTAATGGCGAACTATTCTTACTGGAATTGGGGACTGGCTAAATGACTTATGACACTTCTGCAGAGGCAGACATCCGCGGAATAAATATTGATAAATTGGCAAAAGGCTTCGGCATTTTGTTACCTACTTTTAAAAATTATGTTTCTGTTTCGAAAACTTCTAACAGGGAGATGAGATGGTACAGGAAAGGATTAACACTGGCAACAGCTATGAATCCTTTGGATACTCCTGCTACGACAGGAATTACAAAAAGTTTGATGCAGAATACTTCTTTCAAGGCAAGACCTTTCGTTGTTGAGCAGGCTTGGGAAAGACAGACAAGTT